TTCCGGCGAGGGAGAACATGGTGCCAAACCGCTGCATCGTCTGGCCCACGGCCTTCATCTTGCCTTGGACGCGGGCCATCGCCTGCTGAAATTGCCCGTCCTTCGCGAAAATCTCCACGAAGGCGCCGCCCGCTCGAACTCCTGCAGCACTTGCCATAGTCAGTTAGTCCCGAAAAAGCTCGTCCATCATTTCTTGGGTGAGCGGCTTGGGTGGCGGGGGCTCGTAGAACGGATTGAACTCGTTTGGCTTGTAGGGACTTCTTCGCTTCTTCGGATCGCGGTGGATTGAATACTGCTGGGCTACGAGCGTGCTGGTGTGCCCCCACCGCTCCTTTTGCGACGCCCTTGCCGCCCAGAGGAGGCCGCGGAGAGTCCAGTCTGCTGGATGGACGCCGATAATTCCGGCGAGCTCATAGCAGAGCTTGTAGAGGTCAGCGCCTCGTCCATCTGCCGGCCGATCTCCTCCATCCTCGCCATCACTATCTCGGCCACTTTCTCGTCGGCCGCCTTCGCCTTCTCCAGCGCCATTTGCAGCGCCGGCCTCACGCTCTTGCGGCAAAAAAAAACTACTTCCTCAAGGATCGCCGTAGACGCCTCGTGCAAAACGTCTGCATTGAAAAGGTCGTAAAACTTTTCCGGCGAGACGCCGCGCGACTCTGCCTGGGAAGCACAAAACTGGTACAGGACGTGACCGAGCGTGAATGGATCGCCGAGTTGCGTCAGGCTTTTTTGTGTCGTCGGCAAATCGAGGAGGTCAACGCCGGTCTGCGTCTTTACACGCTCAAAAGCCCCAAGGGTGCCGGCGATGTCCCATGTTGTGCCGTGAACGTCTTTGAAAGATCGCACGGATCACGTCTCCATTTTGCCATGCTGCCACTGACGCAGCGTGAACCTGGCTCGCACAGAGTCGTTCAGCGGCTCGCTGGCATCCGAATCGCATACCATAAAATCTGCGGACACCGAACGCATCCCGTTCGCCGTTTCCACGGTCACAATGCCTCGCTTGTTTTCCGCCTCTAGAAACTTTTTTATTTCGTCAGGTTTCTGCACTTCTACGTCGATTTCCCACGACCGTCGGACGACCACCGTGGACCCAAACTCGTGATTGAATCCCGTGGCATCCTGCTCCGTGACGACTCGCCGAACACCAACGTCGCGAACGCTCTTTAGGAGCTGACCTTCAATTGAAAAGGTGCAGTTTTTCCCAAGCAAGTAGCGCTCGTTAGCCACGAATTGCCTCTGCTATCAAATGCCAAACCAACCCTACACGGCAGTCACGCTTGGCGTCTTCCTCAAGCTAATCGTGAACTGAACGGCGTCGTCCAGTTCCTCGGGCTGCGAGACAGACATGACCTGGTAAACACCTGTCGGCAGCTTTGGACCGCTTGCGCCAGAGGCAAGGTTGTGCGTAATCGTTCCGGTTTCGCCGACTGTGCAGCTGTGGTCAAGGCAAACAACCTCGATGCTGGTGTTCTTGCGCACAAACGCGAACTCCTGCTCATCGCCAGACCCACGAGTGGTCACGTCGGCTTCGGCAGCCGTCTCTTGGTTGATTGAGACGCTCTTGATGTCCTTGTTTGCAATGCCGTTTGAAAAATCAAACGTGCCATCTTTGCCGAGGTAATACTTGTGGGAAACTGGAGGCATTTTCGAGGGCTCCTGCGTTGTTTCTGGGCTTTGTGGGTGCCTGAACGTCAGTATACCAGCAGAGGCTTTGCCGCCTAACCAATCCGCACGCCGCGACCTGGCTGGGCTGCTTGAAACTGGCCGCCAAAGGCCTTGGCAAGATCGCCACGCTGAATGGCTTTGAGCAGGGCCGGGTACATGTATGGGCGAGCCGGGTACTGCACGCTTTCAGTGCCCGGGGCAACCATCCAGCGCGAAGCGTTTTTAGGCTTTTCGTCGGCAGCACGTCGCCACACGATCGGCTCCCTCATGCCTTCCCATCTGGGCCTAAAAACCCACGTTTTCATTTGCACGCTGCCGCCGAACTCGTGCAAGTACGGAATCATTTTCCCCTTTTTGCTGGGGCCGACGACAGCCGACGCCGAAGTTGGGTCAAAGAAGTTCCAGAGATTGCGGCGGAATCCAAGCATGTGGCTGGATGGCACATGCGTGTGCGGCGGCGTTCCCGGTGGAGACGGCGGCTTTCGCTCGATTTCCCACAGCCTTTGCAGAACGGCCCTGCGAGTCCGATTGCTTATTCCTGGCATCTTCGCAATGGCTTGGAGCGAAACGCCTGGATTTTCCTTCATTACCTTGAGTCGCGGCCGCGCGCGTCCGCGTTTCTTGATAGATTTTTTGGCGTAGTCCTTGACGCGGAGCGAGCCTTTGGTCAACGCCTTGTATTGCATGGCCGTCAAGGCATTTTTGACCTCCGCTCGGTCAAAAAAATAGTTGACGCTCACCCGCATGGCGACCTTGGGGATGCGGAAGCCGCCGCCAGGAAAGAACGGATTTCTCGCGGTTGGGAGCAGGCTTACCATCTCACTCCTCCGTAGCCGGCGGCTCGATGAAATACCGCGGCACGCGATACGTCACGTCGATTTGCGCAAGAAACACACGTTTCTCAGTCAACGAATCGCGGTCAAAATTGACCTCCATTGAGCATCCGAAATACTTTGCGTTCTCAGGCATCCCTTGTGTCACAAGCACGTCAGAGCGGATCGCGTCCATAATTTCCTGCCCGAGATTAGTCAGTGCGTCGATGTCCTCGTTCGTGCCGTCCACCATCTTCGCTATCACCACCATCACTTGCTGCGTGAACACGTCCATCTCACGGCTACCCCGCTCCGTCTCCACCGGGCCTGGCACGACCGATACCTTGATTGTCCCAAGTTCGCGGGCCTCGTAGTCTGGGACGTAGCGACGAGTCGCAGTGATAGACGCATAGGGCGAAGAGAATGTGTAGGCAGACAGGCCAGCAACGAGGGCGTCGGCAATATCTACAGCAATCGAGTTTGGCATGTCATGCGGCCTGCGGGCCGACCTCCGAAAGTTTTCGCTCAAGCACGGTCAGGTTGGCGACGAGCCTTGTGTCTTCTGGGCTTCTGCGAACAGCCTCGCGAGCGTATGTGAGAGCCTCGCGGTAGCGTCCGAGCCGGGAGGCCGCCACGCTTGCGATGTCTGGGGCCAGCGGCCCGTAGCATCGCGGATCGCTGGCGTGCGTCTGCGACTCGGCTGGGCATGAGCAGGCCTGGCGGGCGTAGTAGAGGGCCGAAACCCAATCGTTCATGTTCTGTGCCATCTGCGCAAACGCCACGAAAGCCTCCGGCTCAAGAGGGCTTTCCAGCATCGCCGCCATGAGGTGTTTTTTCATTTTCTCTGGCTCAATCTTGGCGAGCATCCGCAGGGCGTAGGCTCTCTCGGTTTGAGCGCCTCCTGGCATCTGCAGATACTTTTCCCAATGCTCCTTGGCCTCCGGGGCATCGGCGTAGTCAAGCTCGCGGGCCAGATACCAGTTCATGCGGGCATCGGACGGGCTTTCCTTGACTGCTTGCCGCAGCAACGTGAGATCGGACCAGTGGCGCTTGCCAGGCTGGCGATGGTGGCGAATGACGAATCGGTCGCTTCTGTCCTGCTTGTCCTCGCCAGACCAGCACACAAGCCCCTCGTGGGTCGCCCCTGCCCATCGGTAGCCGATCCGCCTGTGGACGCGATCCGACAAAAATCGCACGTCCTGCGACCACCAATACCAGTACCGAAGCCTCGTCGTCTCGGCCTTCCAGTCGGCCTCCAATGCCTCGCGCCAACCTGGATCGAGCACTTCGTCCAGGTCGAGGCGGACGCACACGTCAACGTCGGCCGGCAGGTGATAGAGCGACAGGTTGTGCGCGTCGTCCCACCGCCACGGGACAGGGCACCCGCGGGCCACAGTCACGCCCGCCGATTCCAGCAATTCCACCGTGTTGTCCGCGGAGCCCGTGTCGGTCACGACGCGAACGTCCGCCTCGCGGCACGAAGCCTCCCATGCCGCCACGTTGCCGGCCTCGTTCTTAGCAAGAGCGTAAACGCCAACTTTCATGTAAGCACCGCAACTCGGCGCAATCCATCGTTCACCATTTCAACCCTCCGGTTTGCCTCTTTCGCAAACACGTCTACCGCCTGGGCCACTTCGGGATTGCACGCATCGTCGGCCAGGATTCCACGGCAGTGGGCGACGAGCCGTAGGTCGGCAAGCGCCCCGGCAAACGAATGGTCGCCGTCAACGTGCGCAAAACAGGCACGAGGCAAACTGCGGACGCTATGGGAATCGACAACGATGAGATCGGCCTCGATGTCGTAGCGGTCGATCAGTCGCTTGGCGTGGGCCAGGCAGTCCAGCGAATCGTCGTCCATCGCCCCGTCGATGCACAGAAACGAAGCCCGCGGGGCAACCTCTCGAAACGCCATGATCGAGTAGCCGCATCGCGTGCCAATCTCCAGAATCCTGCGAGGCTTGAAACGCTCGCAGATTGCCGCCTTCATCGCGTAGTGCCCTATGACCTTAGAGTCACAGAAAAACCAGTCATTCTCTCGCCAGTTGGTTTCGAGAACTCGGCGAACGCGGTCGTACAGGTCGAGCGGCATCATGCCAAAGGCTCCAGAAGGCCGACCGCCTCGGCCAACGGGATTTCGCACAACCAGGCCTCCGCGTCACGGACGCCGAACGACGCGACCAGATGATCCCCGTGAACGGCAAGCCCGGCGGCAAACTCAATCGCCCTGGTTTCGCGAAAGGCAAAGGCCGGCGATACCGCGTCGATCTTCCAGCCGGCCGGGGCGTCAAACCTTACGAATCTGTGCTCGTAGACCCTGCGGCCGTCGCTTTCGTGGGCAACCTCATGAACCAAGGCCATCCAATGCCCGTTGCCAAGCCTTACAAGCTGCGAGCCGCCCCGGAACTCGCGGGCAACTGCCGGAGCAACGGCACCTGGGCTGACGGCCCAGCGGCCGCCCTCCTCCTCGACGGTGCAAGTGCGGCCGTTTGCAGAGCACGAGTAAAGCCATTTGCGATGCCCTGAAATGGGCATCCAGTTCTTTTCGTGATGTCCGTCGGGCGTGTCTGGGCACAACAGCCCAGCAACCCCTCCAGACCTGCGGAGTATTTCGCACGCCCCGATTCTGCAGGTGCCATCGTGGCCGGTCCAGTTGCGGATTGTCGCAGAGGCCAGTAGTGAACCGTCAGGCATCGC